GACGGGTTTTGGAAGATCTTGTATAAGGGCTGTGCCCTTCAAGACATTCCAAACTCCTAGGCGTGGCTCAGGACCGAATAGGCTGGCAAGAGGCGGAATCGCCTCAAGCGTCCTATACCAGTCCAAGAGAACGTTGATCTCTGGCAGCGGAGCTGCTGGGTTCATTTTCATTAATGGTATCCCTATACTGTCTAAATCACGACCCGCTTCTTCGAAGTGGGCCATGAGACATTCAGCTAGGTAACGCCAAAAGTGATTATTATCCCAGTCACTAAAGGGGCCTCCACCAATAAGTCGCTGGCTGGCGGACAAACAGTCCTTCCAGTCTTTGACCTTCTTGGTGTAGGTCTCTTGCACGAAGTACAAGAGGGAAACCTCAAGTGCCTTCGAAATCTCGTCTCTCAGCGAGCTGGCCCCTGTTAGGGAGGGTATTAACATACCTAACCAATCTAAAACATGGCCTATCTGGACATCCTCAGTCTTTACGACGAAAGGATTCCGGAGTATAAACTCAATGTAGCGAGAAAAAGTCCCAACTACCTTTCCGGTGAGCTGCCCTTGCAGGGCGGCCCACTGAGCGGTAGTCAAAACTCTTCTGAGGAACGCACTGTCAGAGAAATTCCGACCTACGTATCTGTGGCAGATCCGGCGCGCCATCTCCTTCCGTCGATCCCAGTTTAGAGCGACAAGCTCTTCACCAAGAGAAACGGGGGATATGTTATCGTTACCGAGTAACGTTTGACTAGCAAAGTTCATAAGTCCCTTTTTAGAGACAAGTGATTTTGCTAGCCCGACAGTGATGCCGAACTCTTCACAGACTTGTAAGTAGGACTCTGCAACCTTAGCATCGGCAATAACTACGTCATCACCGAGTACTAAGTACTCCATGAACCATCCACCTAACCCGGCTTTCCTTGCGGAGAACTGGACTAGGGCATGGTGCACTAGAGCAAGTGCCGCCCAGCTTGAGAGTAGACCCATAGGCTGTCCGCGCGTGTACTTCACAAAAGTCTTCCCTCCATCCTTTCGGATATCCTTCGGGGTGAGCCACTCGCGATCCTTCATGAGGCTGTGCCACAAGTCTGCTCCTTTTCGCCCTATAAGAGGTATTAAGACCTCTACATAGAGTTGAGAAGGAATCAGATCAGTTGCTGCTTTGAGATCATAAGAGAAAATCTCTTTATGTCCCTTAGCAGCAAAGGCGTCAACAGCTCCTTGTTGGTCGAAAGTAGCGTCGGTAGGAATTAGTCGCAGTAAAGAGAAAATATACTCATGTAGTGGTTTTAACGCCACTTGTGAGAAATAATCTCCAATTGCAACTACCCTTACCTTCCCCGCCGGTTCCGGAATGGAGTGGAGTCTACCCACTATCGGGGTTCTCCAAGAGTGCTTCACCGGATAAAGACCATTGCCTCGGAACGCTTCAATCCAATCTCGAATCTGCCATCCCGGCAATTGCTTGCTAGGATCGGTAGACGCGATTCGGAGAGAGCGCTCCCGAACTGGAGACCCTATCTTACCTTTCTTTGAGAGAGGTTCGTATAGGGCTCGGAACTCGGCCATGGCCTTCTCATCGAAGGTCCATGGTTCGATTTCTCCATCCTCATCCATCTTCCCAATACGGGCAATCAACTTGGGGAGCTTACCAAAAATGGTCTGCTCCTTTTTGTCGTTTACCGTAAAGGGTTGAGGGACTGGGATCTCCA